AAGGCCTCCAACACTGTTACCAAATCGGAAACGAAAAGGTACAACTGGAGTCCGACCGTATGGGATGACTACGAGCATGTATTCTCTGGTGGGACTGAAGTTAAGGCTACTATACTTTACCAGTATAATAATCCTTTGTATTCATTCTCCCATAAGATGGGGATGAGGTTACGCGATTTACCTGAGAATCTCTGGAAGATTTCTAGAGCCTCATGGTTAATCGACGAGTTCTATAACGTGTCTGGCGCCATACATGGTGCCATGGCATTTATGGATCCTCAACTGCAAATCCTTGGAGCCTGTTGGTCTTGGGAAACTTCTACGAAGGATTCTAAGACTTTTACCAACCAAGTAAACCCTGGTTGGGCAGTATCCGTGTCCGGAGACGCGTATACCCGGGAATCCCTTACCCGCGGTAGAAACGTCTGGTCTCCTAGTATCATCGATGCTCTTCCGCAATTAGATTTAAGCGGATTGAGTCGTGATGCGTGGACTATTACCAATAACGCCGCCTTCTTTGCCCAAACCGTTCGCGGTTGGTTACAAGGGAAGCGGATTCCTCATCATTAATCAACCATAGGTCTCCCTATGACAATCACTGTAAAGAGTGCTCCTACTATCTCCTCTTCCGGAGGTACGGATGTCGTTTACACTTTGGTTCGGACTGAAGGTAATACGAATTTCTTTGCTGTTCTGACGGATACGGATCTCCGTATCCAAAGAACCCTAGAAATTACGATCTCTCGTCCTTACCCCTCACCTGCTCAACCTAACGGTTATTCGCAGATGCGGGCAAAGTTCTACTGGAAAGAGCCTGTCGTGCTGGCTAACGGGAAAATTACCGTTAACGGCTTTAAGCAGGAGATCCACTTTGATGTGGAAACAGCTGCAGCTGTTAAGCAGCGGTTACTCGATGCTGGTTCTTATTCTGCGTTTACCGCAGCTATTAAGACCGCATTCGTCGACGGTGCACTTTTGACCTAGACACAGTAGGGCGCATTAGCGCCTGTAAACAAAGATCCGACCTCCAAAGAAGGGAAGTGATATGAAGAAGCACAAAACGCTCTTTAGTCCGGATTCCGTAGCTCACGCACTACACCGGGCACTACTAGCGGATATGGGAGTTGACTCCTCCCGCCAGGATGCACAGAAGTATAGCGTCCTGGGTAAGCATAACCCGTTGCATGTTCAAAAGCAAACTTTATGTGACGGCTTTCTAAAGAAGTACGTACATGAAGATAACTCGAAACAGGATCGATTACATGAGGAAGCAATCCGGGAGTTTGTTAAAAATAACTCTCGTATTGGGTCTCACGACCATCACTTACCTCCTTATACTTGTGAGTATAGGAGCTTGCTTCAAGCTTCTCCACGAGAACGCATTCTGTATAGAGCTCGTAATCTCATTGCTGAGATTTTGGGACCACTAGATGTTGATAAGTGGTTCCATGCTTGTAGACATGGCAGTGGAACGACTGTCGGCACTCAATTTGTGGATACTTCGGTATACGCAAAGATGAGTCCGCCGATGACCGTCACGGCAAATGCTTACCCCTTTCTACAATCTTACCTTTCCTGGGATTATCAATTCCAGGAGGCCCTCTATCGAGTTGGTCGACTTCAGGCTAAAACCTGCAGAAAAGGTTTGATTCGTATTGTAAAGGGATCTGCCCTCACAACAGTAGATAAAAAGGACGATGAACGACGCGTCATCCGTAAGGAACCAACCGGGAACATGTTCCTGCAGTTGGGTCTTATGGAAGAGATGTATCGTTTATTACGTGATTTTGGTCTAGACTTAGAGGTGTTACAAAAAATACACCAGGAATTGGCATTTCTAGCCAGTATGTTTCCTGAATTGATCTCCACCTTGGATCTTCGCA